ACTCACACTGTTTCTCTTGAAAAAAATATGCTACTAATGTTTCCAGGGGAATTATGGCACCGTGTTATGCCCAACAAAAGTAAGCAATCGCGGATGAGTATGTCGTTCAATATGTATGTACAAAAATAAACATGGACTTTAAAAAAAATGGATACTGTGTAATTAAGACAGCTATCTCCAAAGAACTAGCAAATTTTTGTTATAATTATTTTAAAATTAAAAGAACTGCAGTGGATGTTTTGTTCCGAGCTCAATACATTGGGCCTTATGCAACTTTTATGGGCACATGGGATGATTTCCAGGCTCCTGGAACTTATTCACATTATGGAGATCCAGCGATGGAGACATTATTGGTGAAGTTAAAACCTTTAATGGAAAAGACAAGCGGATTAAAACTTTTTGAGACTTATTCATACTGTCGTCTTTATAAAAGAGGGGATGTTTTAAAAAAACATACAGATAGACATAGTTGTGAAATATCCACCAGCATGAATTTAGGAGGAGCTACATGGCCTATATTTATTGAGGGAACTTCAATCAATTTAAAACCCGGAGACATGGTAATGTATAAAGGTTGTGAGCTACTACATTGGAGAGATAAATTAGAAGGAGAGGATTGCGCTCAGGTTTTTCTTCATTATAATGATGCATCAAAACCCGACGCAGAGTTAAACAAATGGGAGGGCAGACCTCATTTAGGATTACCTGCATCTTTAAAAATAAAGCGATGAAATTAAACGACTTAACTAAACAGATAGAAGATATAAAAATAAATATTACTGAAGATCAAGTATTAGACTATCTTAAAATTAAGTATAGATGGCCCTTTAAATATTCATGGGATCAAAACTCTATAGAAGTTATAAATAATTTAGGTAACGGGCATTCTCGATTTTTTGATAGACATGGTTATCTTGTATATGAGGAATGGTTAAAATATTATGACCTGGGGTATACTAGTATTATTTCTAACGTTATGGATTTAAATAAAAATCTTAGAGAATTACAAACTTTAATTGTAAAGACTGTAGGGAGTCATGCAAATGGTAATTTTTATTTTAGTAAGACCGGTCAAAAACCAAGCTTCGATAAGCATCGTCATAGCTATTCGGTAATTGTTAAACAAATTTATGGAAGGTCTACATGGACAATAGATAACAAAAAAATAATATTAAATCCACAACAGGCCCTTCTTATCGATAGCCATACTGAGCACGAGGTAGTTACTAAAGAAGATAAAAAATTATCATTAACTTTAAACATAGACTAATGCGACACCATAAAAAAATCTATTTACTTAAAAAGAATCAAGATAAAGTTTTTATTAAGGATGATTTTATCTCGTTTAAATATTGTGCTGAATGGCTAGACAGAGCCCCTAAGAAGGAGACAACCCTAGATATAATTAATTTTAGAGTGACTGATAAGGCTAAAAAATTTGTCACGGAAGAATTAAATCTTAGAGTTAGATGTGCACAAGCACAACTTCAAGTGTGGCCCGAAGGTTCTAAAAGGGAACTTCATATACATAACGATAAAGGAAGAGAGGACATAGTTTTTAATAGTATGCTCTATCTTAATGATAATTTTTTAGGGGGTGAGTTCTATACTAAAGAAGGAATTATCCTAAAACCTCGTCCAGGTCTCTTTACGACTTTTAACGGACAAAAATTATGGCATGGCGTTCAACCTGTCACAAAGAACACAAGATACACCATTAGTTTTCAGTGGCAAAGTTACTAATGAAAAAACAATACCCGAAAGAAAGTTTTATCAGGGGCTCGTACTGGGATAAAAAAGAATGTGATAAGTTAGTTTCTTATTTTAAAAAAAATAAAAAATTTCAACAACCAGGTAGAACCAATCGTGGCGTAGAACCAGATATCAAACACAGCACTGATCTCTGGCTTCTTCCAGCCAATAAAATATTTATTAATTATAATAAATATTTAAATACATGTATTAAAGATTATGAAAACACTTATGAGTTAGATTTAGACAGGTTTGGTACCACCCCTTTTTATGGAGATAGATATAATATTCAATATTATAAACCAGGTGAGGGCTATAAAAAATGGCACTGTGAGAGAGGTAACTTACAAAACACGCATAGACAATTTGTCTTTATGACTTATTTAAATGATGTTAAAGATGGGGGCACTGAATTTAAATTTCAAAAAATAACAACGGAAGCTAAAAAAGGTTTAACTTTATTGTGGCCTAGCGATTTTACCCATACGCATCGAGGGCAAATTACTCATAATTCAGAAAAATATATTATTACAGGATGGTTAAGTTATGCCTAGGGACATATAGAAAGTCTTTGAATTATACCTTGATCTGATATAAGACCTGATAAACAAGGTTTTATATGCTACAAAAAGTAAATTTTCGACCAGGATTCAACAAACAAGTGACCCCGACTGGCGCCGAAGCGCAATGGACAGGAGGAGACTATGTACGTTTTAGATACGGATCCCCTGAAAAAATCGGAGGCTGGGACCAATTAGGTGGAGATAATTTAACTGGGGCCGGTCGAGCCCTTCATCAATTTGATGACAACGCAGGTGTTAAATATGCTGCGATTGGCACCAATAGAATTTTATACGTTTATTTAGGAGGTGAATTCCATGACATTCACCCGATCGATAAGACTATTACCGGATGTGATTTTTCTACAACGGAGATATTGTTTTATTAGATACGGTTACCGCGCCTCCGGGTTCAGGCTACCTCGATGCAGCTTTTGAAGATAAAAAATTTATGGCAACGTCCATTCCTACAGCAACAAGTATTACAGTTACTATGGACGATGCTGCAACAGGAACCACAGCTAATGTAGGAAGCGCACGAGCTCAGACTTATTATACAGTAGGCCCTGCTCAGGAAATTGGTGGTTTTGGTTACGGTACAGGTCAGTGGTCAGGAACTGCTTCAGGACCTGCAACAACAACTTTAGTAACAACGATTGCATCTGATATGGCAGTTACGACTGTAGTCTTGACCAGTTCGGCAGCCTTTCCTTCTTCCGGAACCATTAGAATAGGGACCGAGGATATTGGTTTTACCGCAAATGATATAGCCACAGGAACTTTAACTGGAGGTCCGAGAGCAGACAACGGGACTACGTTAGCCCTACATACAGCAGGAGCAACCATTACTAATATTTCAGACTACGTTGGTTGGGGTGACTCTTCTACGGATGAGGTTACTCTTGCACCCGGACTCTGGGTTCTGGATAATTATGGAACTACTCTTATTGCTTTGATTTATAATAGTAAATGTTTTTCATGGGATTCAACCAATGCTAATGCAACCGCGGTCCGAGCCACAGTTATAGCAGGTGCACCAACAGCTTCTCGACATGTTTTAGTTTCTTCAGTTGACAGACATTTAATTTTCTTTGGAACAGAAACTACAATTGGAAGTGCAGCAACTCAAGATGACATGTTTGTGAGATGGTCCGATCAAGAAAGTACAAGCGATTATACCCCTACGGCAACGAACACGGCAGGTACTCAAAGACTGGCCAATGGTTCTAAACTTATGGGAGCCATTAGAGGTCGGGAAGGTTTGTATGTCTGGACCGATAATGCTCTGTACCTTATGAAATTTGTAGGCCAGCCTTTTACCTTTTCTTTTGAACAAGTAGGAACTAACTGTGGACTCATTGGTAAAAATGCCTGTGTTGAAGTAGATGGTACCGCTTTCTGGATGTCTGAAAATGGTTTCTTTTCATACTCTGGTCAACTTCAATCGGTGCCGTGCCTAGTGGAAGACTATGTCTATGACGATATTAACACCACTTCGCGAAATTTAATTAATTGTGGTTTGAATAATCTATTCGGAGAAATTAGTTGGTATTATTGTACGAACGGATCCAATGTTATAGATCGAGTGGTTACTTATAATTACATGGAGACCGCGTTAGCTAAACAACCTGTATGGTATACTGGCTCCCTGGCTCGAACAGCCTGGGCTGATTCTTCTATCTACGATAAACCCCATGCTTGTTATTATACGACAGCTGATGACGCTTCTTTTGATGTTATAGGTAACACAAATGGAGTTACTACCTACTATGAACACGAAACAGGGACCGATCAAATTAATGCCGGCGGTGCAGTAACTTCTGTGCTTGCTGAAATTACTTCAGGAGATTTTGATATTACTCAGAAAAGATCATCCCAAGGCCAATTTTTAGGGTCACCAGACTTACGAGGCGACGGAGAATACATAATGAAAATTAGAAGATTTATACCTGACTTTATTACTCAAACAGGAGACACGCAGATCACTTTGATGTTGAGAGACTATCCCAATAATACTGCTGCAAGCTCTCCATTAGGACCCTTTACAATCACAAGTTCCACTGATAAAGTGGATACACGTGCAAGGGCGCGAGCCATTGCATTAAAAATAGAAAACACCGCAGCTTCACAAGACTGGAAGCTAGGAACATTTAGACTGGATATACAACCAGATGGGAGAAGATAATGTCAAACGGAGATTTAGGTTGGTACAAGAACATAAATAAAAGTCAATTACGAGGGTACGATAAGCCGCCTAATTATTATGACAGTGCTCTACCGTATAATGAAAATTTAACTAATGAAAATTTAGGCAAAAGTTTATCAGGTTCAGTAGGACATTTTGATCCAAGAAACATGATGCTCCCTTCTAATTTATCACGGAATATGGGGGCTGCTAATTACCAAGCTCCAGTAGGGAACTATGACAGTACCACGTTTCTACCTAACCAAGGAAAGGTAGATTATGCTCCCGAAGAAAAGACAGGAGTTTTTGAGAATTTAAAAAATAAATTTACAGGAATCACTGGTGCCCTTCTAAACAAGCTTCCAAGACAAGATCCTCTAACTAAAGCTTGTAAATTTTTTTGATCGTATTCCTTACTGGCTCTTGTTAAGGCCTGAGTAATTTTTGCCATTAAAC